AGTTCTATCTCAATGATGAAGGTAATATCCGTTATGACCTTATTAATCGCAAGCACTATGATCCTATACATCGTAAGCTGCTCAAGTATCAAGGTTCAATGGATGGCGTGCCTATTGATGACTTCCCTGATATGCTTTTCGTTGGTAGCGAACGTGACCTTGGTATTTATGCAGAGCTGCTGCCTGCTGTACTCTACAAGCGTGGAGATATGTCAGACTGGGCACAGTTCTGTAATATCTTCGGTATGCCTATTCGTGAGTACACTTACGATGCAGGAGATGAGGAAGCACGCCGTCGTGTCATTGCTGATGCACGTCGACAGGGTGCAAACGCAGCATACATCCATCCAAAAGAAAGCGAACTGAAACTTGTAGAGGCTGGTAATAAAACTGGTTCCAGCGACCTTTATAGAACTTTTGCTGAGTACTGGGACTCAAAGATGTCTATACGTGTGCTGGGAAACACGCTCACCACAGACGCTAAGTCAACAGGAACGCAGGCGCTCGGTTCTGTACACAAGGAGGAAGAGGACGAGATGAACTCTGACGATCGTGATTTCATTCTTGATATTCTCAATTATGATATGCGACCTATTTTCGCCTCACTTGGCTTCAATGTGGAAGGTGGCGAGTTCGTCTATGCAAAAAAAGACAAGATTAACCCAGCTCAACAGATAGACATCGTTCAGAAACTCTCGTCAATGGGTCTTCCGATTGATGACGACTATCTCTATGAAACGTTCTGCGTTGCTAAGCCTGATAACTACAATCAGCTGAAAGAGGAGAAGGAGGCTGCAAAGGCTGCATTCAGAGAGCAACTCGGTATGCAAGGTAATGATGATGGCAAAAAGAAGCAAGACAAAAACACTGATAAAACAGCGTTCAAACAGCATTTGAGAAGTTTTTTCGGACTCGCCCCAGACAAAGGGGCGCACTTCTGATTGATACGCTCTATTATGGTGAACATTGCTCTTGCTCTGGTCATAGTCATTTCCACAACGAAAGCCCAGCTATCTCATTTAATGTTGTGCAGGCTTTTCTACAAAGAATCCATAACAAGCCTGAATTAGCTGAAGGCATTGATCCTGGATTATGGTCGGCTGTCGTTAAAGTTATCAACGAGGCGACTGTGGAGGGACTTTCACAGAGCAATGCTGCAAGTACACATGATGAGGAGTTTTATCGCGCCCTGCGCCATTCTAATGAGGTTTTCGCTGCATTCAAAGTACATTCATTGGCTGGAGAGATCGCAAATAAATTGCTGGACAGTGACGGTAAACTGAAACCCTTCCGTCAATGGGCTGACGATGTAAAGGGAATTACATCACATTACGTCGGTGCGTGGCTTCGTACGGAGTATGACACTGCTGTTATCCGTGCACACAACGCAGCAGACTGGCGTGACTTTGAACGTAACAAGGATATCCTGCCTAACTTGCGATGGATGCCAACAACATCACCAAGCCCTGAAGGGAGTCATCGCAACTATTGGACAGCAAAACTTACCCTGCCTATTGATGATCCTTTCTGGAACGATCATCACCCCGGCGACCGATGGAACTGTAAGTGTTCCCTTGAAGCTACTGACGAGCCTGTAAATCGTCCTTCTGATATGAACACCCCTCTGCCACAAAAAGGACTTGAAAACAACCCTGGTAAAGATGGACATACATTCAACGACACTCATCCGTATTTCCCTGATAAGTGTAGTCAATGTTCTTTTTATAAGCCTGGCATAAAAGGGCGGATTACGACCCTCTTCATGAATAGGAAGAAGGATTGTTATAATTGTCCTTATGTAGATGCTGCCATTCCATCTGAACAAAGAGAACAGAGACGAAATGAATATCTTGAATATAAAGATAACCCTTTATATAAAGATGTGGAGTTTGATGCCAAGAGTTCTGGACTTAAAGCGACACATGTTGAACATAGCTTTGATAAGAAAAAAGGATGGTATGAGACAACTGTTCAAGAGATTGGCTTTCAGAATGGGCATAAAGTAGTTTTGGAAAAGGAGGATCATACTGTATTATTTAAGAAGAATACAGAAGGAACTTGGGATAATATGTTGTTTGAAATTGCTGGTGCAGAAACGGGTACTTCAAATAACATTAGACAAGCTTTGAAACATTGTGCATCGAAGCCTAATACAGAAGTCGCAGTATTGCTATTCCCAAATGATAATTTTAATTATTCCATCTTTGAAGAAGGATATAATAAATTTTATGGACTGAGAGGAACTTCACAATATCGAAAGTTTAAAGTGATATATTGTCTCAATAATAAGGGAATATTGCTAACAAAAAAACCAGAGTAAACACTCTGGCTGGAATGGAGGACGTGTCCTAATAGGGATTAAACGCTCCCTCCACACCACAAATGTAGATATTTATTTTCATTCCACAAAATAAAAAACGAGGAAAATTATATTATGGATGCAAAAGAAATAGAAAGGCGTATCTCACGTGTCAAAGACGAGATACAAAAGGAGGTGACGGATAGACTTCCTCGAAAGGTCGGTGTCGTGGCTGCAAACCACTTCAAGCAGAACTTCCGAGATGGTGGCTTCACGGATGGAGGAGTTCACCAATGGAAACGTACGAAGCGACAGGACGGCAATACGACGGATGCAAAATACTCTCCTCTTACCTCTCGACGCAACCATCTTATGCGTTCAATACAGAGTGAAACATCAGCTGGGCAAGTTACAATATCCAATCCTGTGCCTTACGCAGCTGTTCACAATGAAGGCGGTACCATCAATACGCATCCAACTATTACAAAACGTATGCGGCGTATGGCGTGGGCTAAGGTGTATGCACTATCAGGCGTGAAAGGCAAAGGGAAACTTCCAAAAGACTTACCTTCTGGAGCAAAGATGTGGAAGGCTCTCGCACTCACGAAAAAGACAAAGCTTAATATCACAGCACGCATTCCACGACGTCAGTTCATTGGTGATAGCCGTGAGCTGACAGCAAAGATTAACAAGATGCTTGATGAGAGCATAGAGAAAATTAAAGAACTTGTAAGTAGAACATAAATATGGAACAGACACTCTGCCAACTGATAGACTTTCTTAAAGAGAAAATGCCGTCGCTTTCAGTAATTGACGAAGACTACGGACAACTTGAAAATATAGAGGACGAGGATACTGATATGTACCCACTGACGTTCCCTGCAGTACTCATAGAAGAAGTGCAGACTGAATGGAGCGATATAGGACAGCTTGCACAGAAAGGAACTTGTAGGCTTCGCATCCGTCTCATCGTAGACTGCTATGATGATACGCACGCTACGAGTGGAACCACACAGGCTGTCAGAGAGCGTAATGAAATGCGCCACCAATTGCACCAGCTATTACAGGGAACATGTCTTGGCACTGATGCTCCTTTGATACGCAAGTCTTCCAAGTTCTTTACTTGGAAGCACGGAATAAAAGTGTATGAAATGATGTACGAGTGTACGGTGTCAGAAATGGTTAAGGAAACAAGGATGGTTCAGAAACCTTCTTTGCGCGTGAAGATTGGGGTGAAGGTGTAACACGAAAGCCTGTGAAGAGCGGTGCTTTCATCTGCTTGCCATCTACTGTTTCGCCACGTTTAATCATATCACGAATGATATGCAGCACACGGCTTTCAGACAGATAAAACTCTTCATTGGAAAGTATGCGGATAGTATCATCGAAACGGAGGCGTCGTTCCTCTGTCCAGTAGAAGTAACGCTCAAATAACCTTCTGTTGCGTGCTTCTATCAGTTTACTATCTCTTCCTTTACTCATATCTGCAAAATTAACAAATAATCGTCTTATTTGCAAGTCTTTACACCTTTTTATCTGCTTATTACAAATAAAAACCGCCCAAATGTGTGTTCGTACACACTAATGGACGGTTTTATTCTTAAACAGGAGTTAGTTAATGATTTTTGTCTGTTACAACCTACAGAAGCTTGGTTCTACGCGTTCCCAAACATTGGTCTTCGGATTCTTCTGATAGAAGTAGTAGTTGATAGCGTTCTTCTGAACCACATTCGCCTCCTTGAAAAGCGTCATAATCTCTGAATACTCACTATCGAACTTATCCTCCAACTCATACAGCTTAGAGATGCTCTTGTAGTCGAGGTCGCCAGCCTTATTGCGTTCAAGCAGCGTCATTGCCATCTGATACATTGGATCGTCCGAACCTTTCTCGCTTTGCTTCATATAACGCTTGAGATAGTCGATTAGACGCTCTGCAGCAAGGTCGGCACGCTCATCGAAGCCTTTCACCTTATTGCTTGAGATTTCAAGGCGAAAATCGCCGTCAGTAATCGTGTAGCTTCGCTGGTCGTTCTTGCGAACCTGACCATAATCACGCATCACACTTACGAAGCTTTCAACTTCACCCTGTAGCCAGTCGTGGAAGCCACGCACATCAGTCACGATACGTGTTAAGCGTTGCCACACATCGTGCATCATCTCAGCACGTAGCCCCTCGTAGGTCTCACGGCGTTCAATGCGACTCTGCTTTTCTTCGTTCTGCAACTCGGCAAGTAGCTTAGCACGCTCTTCTTTACTTAGATTCTTAATGTTTACCATATTAATCTGTTTTTTGTTTACGGATGATCATTCTTATTTTTGTATTTAAAGCATTGAGATCATCCACTGTCAATGCTCTAAAAGATTTACCTGCTATTCGTGGGTCTTTACAAAAGGCATCCACACGGTTCCAGTCTGTCGTATCTATGCCGTATATCTGCAACTGGTGAAGTACTCCGCTACGTGCCTTGCGTAGGATATCATACTGCTTACGTCTTCGCTCGTCATATCCTGTAATATCCTCCATCTGTCTACACATAGCATCATACTCTTTATCTAACATCTGATGAAGGTGTACTGTTCTGTTTTGTGTGAACTGATAGACCAGCGTTTCCTTGTCAGCACCAGGCATCTTCTTTAACAGGGTATAAAACCTTGCGTAGTTCCTGTTCGCTCCCATAGCTTTTCCTCCTTCCAATCTTTATATGCTTTACGACCAGAAGCAACAGCCTCTGTAAGATCATCACTAAGGTCACTCTGACCGAACAATGGTATGCCGTGCACACTCACATATAGCTCACCATTAAATTCCATTACTTGTACGGCTTCACGTGCCTCTGCATCGAGGCGTGCCTGTCGTTTGTTCTGCATTCTGTCGGCACGTTCCTCATGCCATGTTTGCAATCTCTTCTTGAGTTTGTCTAAAAATGTTGCCATAATCTTTTTTGTTTTAGTTGACAAGTTTACGGGTTTACAAGTTGACATGTTAATCGTACAGATAACTTGTTTACTCATTCACTCGTCTACTCGTTTACTTACTGATATAATATATTTGAATAGTCTTTTTATTTCGTTTAATGTGTAACTCTGTCTGACCACCCTCTATCATAAGGTAGGACGTAATTCTACTTCTTACCGTTATGTCTCTACGATCATAGAGTTTATAGATAAACCAATCAACAAAGTCTTTCAACTCCCTCCATCCTTTCTCGCTGTTTTCTATTCCTCGCAAAGAGTAGCCTTGATTGATAGCTCTTTGCAGTTTTAACAGCCATTCAGGCTTATCGGTTGGTGTTATCGAATGTGATAGTAACCTTTCCATAGTTGTTTATTCTGAAGCCTTCCACTCAACTCTAATTACTGCATCAAGCTTACCACTGCCTCTACAGATTGGGCACTCTTTCTTATACCGCTCTTGCCAATCATCCTCCAGCCAGCGATATCCGTTCCCTTGACAGTAGGGGCAAATGTGCCCTTGACTCTCGACTTGGTCTGTCATCCTACCACCTGGACTCATCAATCCGGGACTAATCTCAATAAATCGTTTCTCCTTACTCATAGTTTTATTGTAACTCTAATTGAACATTAAAATGATACTCCCTGCACAGCCTTTTCACCTGTACTACATCGAACGGCTCTCTGTCAAAAGCGAAGAAGATTGTGCGTTCTCGTGTAAGTACTCTCACTCCTTTCTTCCGTAGCTTGTACAACAGGTTGTCTCGCTTGCTTGCCATAGCTTTTACTCTTTAGTTTCACCCCAGTATATATCTGCTCGCTCTTTCCATATCGTGTAATAGCCAAGGTTGCCAAAATAGCGTCCCTTACTGATTGCTCTGTAACCTTCCACCCATATCTTCAATGCTGCATCAAACATAACACTCACTGCCGTGCGACCTGAAGGCTTGTTGCCGTCTGCCTGACTGATAAAAATGAGCAGCTTATCACGATGTCGAGCCTTGAATTCCTGATAGTCCTTAAAGTTCATCTGTGTGTACTGAAAACTATCAATGACCACTATATCGGGGCTTTTGCGCTTCTTGAGACGTGTATCAAGGTCTTCCATACTTTCGCTAATAAGGATAAACCTCCGTGCAACGTCTTGCATACCTGCTTTCATAATTGCATTCTTCATTGTTAGTGAGAAACCCTCCTCTAAGGAGTTATAAGCAATCTTTCCGTACTTTGCCAACTCTTTGCAGAGCTTCATCGTAAAGCTGGTCTTACCGCTTCCGCTTCGTCCCCAGATGAACCATACACCGCCTCGTTCTGGTGCTCCGAAGGCATCTGCCCAGTCGCCTTCAAATGGATAGGTTTCTTTCTTCATACGTAGCATATCGGTTACTGACATTGCTCTGTTCATTGTTTTGAGGTTTGAACGTTATTTGAATGGTGTTTTACCGCTGTTTGAGCAGCCATAAGCTTCACTCTATGAATACTCTTCTTTACACGTCGTAGGTCGAACTCGTATTCTTCAGAGTCTTTCACTACTTCCGATATGCGTGCTTTATCTGTTACGCCATTTGCCATACAAACCGCATAGACATCGTGAGCACCGGTCCTCTCCAGCTCGAAGAACTTGCGACCGATACGTGAATGAATCTCGTTGTATCCACACTTGTTGTATCTCAGTCCCATTGTCATACGTCGCTTGATATAGCTTGTAGAGAAGAAGACGATACCACACTTATCCTCTAATCTGTTGTACAAGTCTATGAAGTAGTGAAATACACGCTCTGGCAACTTATCGGCTTCATCGAAAAGAAGCAGCGGTGCTTTCATCTGAATGAGATCATCAATGATTCTGTCGAGCAGCTCTCTGATGCTGTAACCTTCTGTCTTCTGACCGATACGGCGTGCAATCTCACGAATAAAGTCGCTTTTCTTCATATCTTCTGAACAGAGAATATAAAACACCTCGCCATGCTCACTTGCATATAGCTTAGCTGTGGTAGTCTTTCCGCATCCTGCTTCACCAACTACCCACGTAACGTTCTTAACCGTCTGAGCATCGTTCATTGCGAATACCATTTCCTGATAGGCTTTCGTTTCCACAACCTGCCAGTCTGTACCTGCACTTGTGCCAAGCTGCGATGCAAGGTTGCGCCACATATCGTCGCTAATGTTTTCCCACTTGCCCTGCAATATGCTGCTCACTGTTGCGCTACTTGTTCCTGTAAGGCTCTGTGCAGCCTTGTTCTGACTTGGATACTTGCTGACGTATTGTCTCAAGCACTCTTGTATCTGTCCTTTTTCGTTCTTTGTTAGTTTCATATTGTTGTTATTCTTTTATTTATTGTTCCTGTCAGTGAGGCATTGCCTCGCTGCTTATAATTACCTTATCACTTTCAGTGCATAAGTGACCCACTTTTCATGTATAAGTAGCCCACTTTTGATGCGTAAGTGAATGACTTATCATCGGTCTTATTTTGTCCTTGCCAGTGAGGCATTGCCTCGCTGCTTATAATTTCCCAGCTACCGAAGCCATATCAACCACTGCCGTCTCAACCTCCGCCCAGTCTTCAAGGCTTACCTGCTTCGTCTTCCGTCCTATCTTATACTCTTCAGGCGACTTGCTATAGATACCTGTACGACGTTCAATCTGTCTGCGTTCTGCTGCTGTCATTCCCTTAGGCTTTGGACTACGCAATCCGTGTTGTTCTGGCATTACGCCGTGAGCCTTTTCAATCTCACGTCCAGCAACGGTGCGCTCAATGCGGTCGGCTGTGTTTTCTGCTTGTTCTTGACGAATAAAGGCTGCTTCGCCTTCGGTCTGCTCCTGTATGGCACGATGGATAACAACATAAGGTTCTGCTACTCGTTCAAATCGCAGACTGCCGTCAGCCTCTTTCTTATAGAGTCGAACGCTTCCGAAGTCGTAAGGATCATACTTAACAACGAACCGCTCGTAAGTGTGCTGCCTGCGCCACTCGTGGTCTGGCACACCTGGCTGGCTCATCACTTCGTATTGTCGCTTCTCCTTCTTAATGGTAACACTGATACCTTGATCAGTGAAGGTACTCATACGCTTAGCCGTTACCCAGAACATATCCACCATATCGTGTGCCGTAACCTGCTGCGTTTCCTCATTCACGCTGCTGTCGTAGGCTTCCTGTCTACTCTTGCCGTATGCAGGGTGCGCCATTTCGTTCCACTCCTTAGTAGCCTTTGCGTAAGCATCTTTCAGTTCCTCAAGCGTATAGAGTGAGTCCTTGTTTTCCTCAATAAATTCAAGGTTCGGACGGCTCGACATCTTCTTTGCCGTAATGTTCTGACCTGTGAAACGCCAATCCTTATGCAGCACTTGTTGTTGGAACCGACCGAACACCGCCTCAATAGTCTTTGATTCGCCGTTATAAGGTTGCGTGGTGCGGTGCACGTGGCAAAGCTTCTTAAACAGTCCGTCGGCATCAAGTTTCTTATGCCCACCTTGGTTGTCGTGAACAATCTCGTAAGGCTTGTGCTTGCTGATCTGAATTGCCATGCGATATGCGTGGTATTGCGCTTCGTAGTCCTCCGTGTCGCTGATGTGCCAACCAAGCATCACCTCACTCATCGCATCAATGACTACATAGACCTGCGTGGTGCGTACCTTACCAGTATCATCCTTATAATATAGGTTCAGCTTCGTGCCGTCACCATACCATAGCGCATCACGTTTCGTTGGCAATGCCGTCCGGTGCTTGCGTCCGAACTTCTGTCGTGCTGCCTGCTCACCATGTACAGCATCATACCATAGTGGCATAATCGCAGCACTGTTCAGCCATCGCTTCATACCGCTAAGGCTTTTCAGTGGCTTCCAGCCGTTTGCTTCAGCCTGACGGTTTGCCTCTTCAAAGAGCTGCGCATCGGTGTAGACTGGAACTCTGCAACGCTTCAATGCGATGAGTAACTGTCCGAACTCGTCAGTAATCTTCTGCGTGTTCTTATTTCCGACCTTACCGCTGATAAGGCTTCTGTATCCGTCAGCCTTGAAAGCCTTAATCTTTGCTTTCAATCGCGCTTCATTTTGTGGAAGCGTGTGCTGATACTCTTCACGCATAGCTTCAGAACTCTGATAGATTACCTCCCAAGCTCCTGCAGTGCTGCCGTTCAAACTCTGACGAATTGCTCTACGCTGTGCCATCATCTTCAACAGCTCTTTCAGAACACTCGCATTAATGGTGTACTCTTCAATGAGTTTCTCTGTCAGATGTTCCTGCTTGCCATTCTTCTCGTAGGTGAAGTTTTCAAAGAACTCACGTGCCTCTCCGTCAAGCCGTATTCGGTCACGCATCATTGCTTCCTTCATTCGTTGCTCTGGATCACCGTATCGTTCCATATACCGAGCCTTGTATTTCTGAGGAATGGAACTCCATGCGTAGAGTGCCTGACCGCCCTCGCCACCTCCACGGTGTACGCTGACGATATTTCCACGGCTCATGTTCTGACGTAATGTTGCAGCTTTAATAACTGCATCACTACCTCCAGTCAGTTCCGCGTAGGTTACGCACAATATCTTGTTGAAGTATTCCATCCCAAATATAGTTATAAGCCCATCGCCATCAGTTCAACCTCACTCTGCAACTTCATGAAGGCAGGTATGTTCAGATCTTGCTCTCGACGTGTCACAACTCCATCAACAAAGACACTCACACTGCCATCCTTGCGGTCGACAACCAACTTCACACGCTCACCGAAGGTCTGTGTCATTGTCTGTTCTGCTTCCTCGTGAGTCGTTTCAACATCAGCCTGCTTCCAATTAGGAGTTCCATTCAGCTGTGTTAGTGCTGTGAAGCGAATCTTCCTTGCAAGCTCGCTGTCACTTTTGAAGTTCAGAGCCTTCCATACCATCATGGTCGAACAATCAAATACCTTACGAAGGTGCGCCTTGTTCTTTTCACTTACATAAATCTTCTTCTCCATATCATTTATATATCTAATATTTGCAAATCACGTCCCTTTTTTGTATCTTTGGACGCTGTTTATATCTTAAACACGTTGCAAAGATAGTGATAATTTTCAACCATCCAAACTTTTTGGGTGATAATTTTCATTTTATGTGTAAAATTTTATCAAGAATAGAGGAATTATCCAAGCATGAGGGGATAACTATCGGTGCTTTGGAGAAGAAAATAGGTGCCAGTAAAGGGGTCTTATCACGTGCTATAGCTAAGGGTACAGACATACAAGCTAAATGGATAGAATCTCTTGTTGAAAATTATCCCCAATACTCTGCAGAATGGCTCTTAACAGGCAAGGGAGGCATGCTCAAAACAGCATTGCAAGAAGCTGTGGCGGTAGAACCAGTCCGCTCAGAATCCCCTAATAAAGGCGCACCTTACTATGATGTGGATTTCCTCGGAGGCTTCGACCTCACATTTAACGATCAGACTATCAACCCTGAATACAACATTGACTTCAAACCGTTCAATAAGCAGGGAGTTAGCTGGGTGAATATCACAGGGCATTCTATGGAGCCCAGGATTAATCACGGAGATATCATTGCAATTAAGGAATGTAGACTTGAGGACGTGCAATATGGCGAGATTTACGCTGTCGTACTTGACACCATACGTACCGTTAAGATACTTCGTAAATCCAATAATCCAGATAGGATGCGCTATGTACCTATCAACGAGGAAAATTACGACGAGCAGGAGTACGACAATTCACGTATCCTCCGTATCTTCGAGGTGCTTGGTAACGTAAGTAGATTCATTTAAAAAATAATATATGTTTGACCCAGAGAAGACCGAACTTGATGAGTTCTTGAAAGAATATACCAGAGCACGACGTAATGCTGTGTTCTTTATTGAGAACTATTGGAACAAGCTACATCCTGATAATCCCATCATACTTACAGATGATGAGAAACAACAGCTTTATAAAAGATTTAGAATGGCTCCACTGGTACATGATATCGTAGCCTACACAAAACGCTTGGAAGAACTGCGAGCAAAAGGCTACAAAGATTGGGAGATTGACGCATAACTATATTCAATTATAATACGTCTAATAACTTAAGTTTATATTATATGAAAGAGAAAAAGAAATGGAGTGAGAGGACTCCACAAGAAAAGAAAAAGGCAAAGCTTAATCTTACTATATTAGCGGTAATTGGCTTAATCGTAGTATCAGTATTAATTGCAGGTGCATTTAGCGACTCGCCAGAACCACAAGAGAAGAAAGAACCTGTGGCTGTTGTTCACAATGATGTATTAGATGCTTCAGTACGCCAGGTAAAACAGTTCTTAAAAAAGAACCTGAATGATCCTGAAAGCTATGATGGTGTTGAATGGAGTCCAGTATCACAGAACCCACACACCAAATGGTTCATAGTACGTCATAAGTACCGTGCAAAGAATCAATATGGTGCAACACAGATCTACAACCAAATCTTTACACTTGACAGCCTGGGCACAGTTATAAGCGTTTCTGATGTTGAATAAAACACTTAAGCTATAAGTATATCTAATACTTTCGATAGTTTAAGTAGGTTTATATAATCCTAAATATTTTTATAAACTAAACTCTATTAACAATGAAAGATTTTAATGTAGATATTCTCAAAGAGAGAATTTCTACTCAGTATACAGACATGAAAGGGATAATTGCCATTGATGGACATAATTATAGTGACCTGTGGAAGTTGTGCACTGATAATGGTGTTGATTTGGCAAACTGGTTCTTAGTTGGTTTGGAATGTTATGATTTCGAACCTTTCGGAAGACATGATCTTCACGCAATGGCATACGTGATAAAAAGTGAAGATTTAGAAAAAAGACATGATGCAATAGCCAGTAGGTTGCAGGATACAGGTAAAGCTGAAATTCATATCAAGCATTTTACCGTTCCATATAGCCAAATGTCAAAATACATCAAGCGACTTCACATAGGGCTCGTTTCTGAAATATCAAGTAGTATCAAGAACGTTACATTTATAGATGATGGCAATGAATAGCAATTCTATTTGAATTCGTTTTTGCAATCTGAAATAAACGTTCTTATTATAGGTAACCAATCATCAAGGGCATCCGCACATTTCTCATGCAGATGTTCTTGTATAGTTGTCTCTGCGTATTTAAGCATAGACTCAAACCTATGTAATGCACCATTTGCACCCATAAGCGCAACCTCTCTTTCTACATATTCACTAAGCCCCTTATATTTCATATCTTGCTCTAAATTTATGCGTGAAAAGTGATGACCTGACTTCCACGCGCACACTTTTTAATGATTTTACACCACAAATATAAGCGAAATCACCAATAAATCAGGCTTTTCAAGAAGGTTTTTAATTTTATCTTATTGTACTATACCCCTCCCTATACGGAATAAATGGGGGGGGTAAATGATTAAAAATAGGGTCTATCCGCTTTTTTTCGTCTTTATTAGGGGGGTGAATGTGGTCAAAAACATATAAAAAGTGTCACCCCTAATGTCACCCCTCTTTACACATTTCGTTTTACACTGTCACTCCAATCGTCACCCCTAATGTCACTCCAAAGCCATTTTTTACCCTAAAAACACACCTTTATAACCCCATAAAATAAAGAAAACGGCTTTCAACCGTTCAAAAACGTATTGAAAGCCGTTCAACTATCGTTCAATCAGCGTTTTAGCTGTTCAGATATACCCTTATTTTGTCACCTTTGAGCGTATAAGCTCACCAGCCCTGATACAAGCCTTTTTATTCAGAACAACCCCTCCCTTGCTCAATCCTACACGCTCCAGCGAACTTTGCTTAATACCTATCTCCTCAGCCGTCAAAACGCTGTAAATCGCAGGAATTGAGCCAAAGTAATAATTCTTCCTCCCTTTCATCAATTGTACGTGTATTATCTTTGTCATAGTTATCTCTTTTTGTTTGCAAATATACAAAATAATTACTATATACGATATTTTAAGCATATAATATTTTATTGAATACGTAAAATAAAAGGTAAGCTATAAATAGTCTACCTCATCAAGTTACACATAAAACAACCCTGTCACAACTATTTCCTTCGCCTTTGTCGCCGTCAATACTCCTTACACTATTAAGTACCCACACTCAGGCTTAAAACGTCCCAAATCGCCCCCATTTACCCTCCTATGTAACATTATTCTCTCAAACACCGTTCAAACACTCATCGAATGTAACGCAAATGTAACACGCTTGTAACATTTCGTTTTACGCTCCGTTTACCCTCTAATATTCGGTAACTCTCTGATATACAAACAATATAATCACGTCAACCCAACTATTGTATTTACACATTTCGTTTTACCCCCCTTACATAATCGTCATTTTGGAACTGTATCTTGATAGCATAGACTAAATCGGCACGCTCATCTTCTGTGACAATACTCTTTGGAGTGAATTCTGATCGACTTGAAATCCATGTAACGACACCATTATATTGCTTTTTCTCGCCGCCACCATAGTCTGCTATCACCTTTACCTTTTGTCCTAACTTGACGTTTTTGAGCTGTTCAGAGGTGATATATGCGCGTAAGTACATACGCTTGGTGTCTGCAATCTTGAACAAAGGCTTGCCTACAGAGACAAATTCACCTTGTTCAACATACTTCTCTAAGACTGTTCCTGTGAGCGGACTCTTCACAAAGGTGTGAGCAATTTGGTCGTCTATCTGGGCTTGCTGATTGCGAACGCCAGCTTGCTGTGCGCTTACTCCGGTCTGCTGTGCGCTGATTCCGTCCATTTGAGCAGCCAAACCCTTATTCTGTTCGGCTAAAGATGCATTCTGACTGGCAATCTGTTCCTGTGTAGCAACGAGTTGTTTCTGTAGTACTTGTATCTGATAATCAATGTCATCAACCTGTTTACGTGGCACAGCACCGTCTTTTAAGAGTTCAGAAAAGCGTTCACGCTCACGTTGCTGATTAGCAATTTGTTGACGAATAGATGCCACCTGCTTCTCAAGGTCTAACTGTCTGCTTGCTGTTGCTTGTCTATTTGCCTCTAACTGACGCTTGTTTGCCTCGAGC